CCGGATACCAGCGATGCGATATCCTGCTGGTGGATGAATGAGAGAATCTTCACCGACACCACCGATACCAGTACCGCACAAAGCGCGTCGAGAGATGTGCTGTGGAGATTCAATTTTTCGACCAGCCAGGACGCAAGGACATCCGCCCCCAGCACGCCAACAATGAACGACACCAGAAAATGCGCCGCCACACGCCAGACAGAAATCACCTGTGGCATCGTGGCCACAAACAACGCCCCGGCAAACGCGCCAAACACAATCCCGAAATCCGTCCCGGTAAACAGCCCGAATACCGTCGCCCCGCCGAGCGCCACAGCAGTGCTGGAACCGGATAAGGGTTCAGACATATTTATTCTCCTGTAAATAAAAAGGACCATCAGCGGCCCCGTAACTGACATTTTATTAACGTTTGAAGATATGGATATTTATCAGGGTTTACCGTTTTCTGAACCCTGGATATGTTAAGCATTCAGCCCGCCAGTGGTGGGACGCTGGCTCATCATAGAGAAAGAGGGATGGCTGATTACCTCTGAGCAGGGAAATCACATGCAGTTTTTACATAAAAGAATGCATTTAAATGCAGGAGATACGGTAGTGGTTGACTGCTCTCATCAGTGCAATATTTTGCTGATGACAGATACAAACTTTAATAACTACCGCAACGCAAGAAGCTTTCATCATCACGGTGGTGGCGGTTTTTTTCAGAGATTACCGGCCCACCTTCATGTACCGCATTCAGGTTACTGGAATATTACAATTGATTTAGGAGGCGGAAGTGCAGCTATTCGGCACTCCATTTCCGTCATCCCAGCATAGCAACTCGCCTTTAGCCTGAGTAAATGCGTCCTCAAGGACGGCAACGAGTCGCAGTTGCGTGCCGTCCTTTACACAGCGTGTGCAGGCAATACCTTCAGAACTTTCATTATGCCGAGCTCATACAATTTCACCATTTTGTTCAACTACAACGCTCATAATTTTCTTACACTTTTTTAATAAACCACACCAATAACAACCATCACCGATACCTTTTGTATGCTGTTATTTTGCATTACGGTGTAACGGCAAGAGCCCCCTCCCCGCCCTGAAAGGCTCTGTGTTTTTGATGTGCGCCTGATGTGGCTCAGATACAAAAAAGCTCGCAGTAGCGAGCTAACAGAAAATATGAAGCATGTTTTTATCCACGAAGTATGACGTTGAATTCATCCATACCGACACGGCTGGCTATCTCGTTGTATTCCTCAACAAGAGCCAGCAATTCTGAATTAGCAGCCATGAACTCTTCAAAAACCTTATGGATGGCATCACTGTTTAATAAAACAATGTTCTTTCCTGAAAGGCGATCAAGGGTAGAAAATATAACTGTCAAACGACTAAAGGCCCTGGCTCGTTCAGCATTAACATCCTCAATACGCTGCAACAAGCTGGAGCACCTGGAAATATCATCAATATTCACTCTACTCCTGCCATCTGGATGATAATCATTTCACGGAGAGAAGCACTCAGAAGTACCACTGAAGTATAGCTGGTGACCAGCTACTTACACATCTATTGCCATCCTGCTGATGATAAGTCGACATTAGCCCTTCTGTCTATAAACGAAACAAAGGATAAGTTCAGGTTTTAAACACACTGCCAGGATAAAGTATTGTATACAGTATAGAAGAGCGTTATTGAATGACATAAAAAACCAGACCTAATCCCTTATCCGGAAGATATATCAAATAAACGGGGAAAATGTATTAAGATGGCGTTCCTATTCTCTCCATCCCTGATGTCCACGTAACTCGTTATAGAATCAGAACGCCATCTGAATACACACAAAAAAGCTGGCTTCACACCCTCCAGATGTGTGAACGCAGTGCCCGACCACGTGCTTTCGCAACCAGCACAAATCATTTTAAAGCATCGAAAAACGATCAGAATATATCAGAACTTCCTAGCATCCTGCTTGGCTTAGATATTAATCGAGGATTAGCTCCTGTTCTTATCTAATTGTGCATTTCGCAATTTATCGTTCAGCACCAATATTTCACCAACTGTTTGTTCAAAACGCCCGGACTCAAGTTCAACCCCAATCGTGCGACGCCCCAATCCCATTGCTGCTTTTATTGTTGCCCCCGATCCCATAAAAAAATCCGCAACCACATCCCCCGGACGACTGCTGGCAGAAATTATCTGACGCAACATATCCGCCGGTTTTTCGCAGGGATGCTTACCCGGATAATACTGCACGGGCTTATGCGTCCAGACGTCCGTATAAGGAACGGCGGCCGATACAGAAAAATAACGCCGCAGAGATTTGTATTCCTCAAGCAGACTGGCATATTGCCGGTTCAGTTCACTGTATGTGCTGACCAGTTGCTGGTGTGGCGTTGCCAGCTCCCCACGCTGGTGCTTTTCTTCTGCAACACACGCGAACAGCGCCTGCAGTTTTCTGTAATCAGCTTCGTTCGGTAACTGCCACTGACAGGTACCAAACCAGTGCGACACCATGTTTTTCTTTCCGGTGGCTTCCGCTATCTGTTTGGACGTTATCCCCAGTGATTCACGCGCATCACGGAAGTAAGAAATCAGCGGGGCCATGACGTGTTGTTTAAGCTCGCGCTCCTTTGCCGCATAGCCATCATTTTTTGGCTGGTATGGCCCCTGATAATGTTCGGCAAACAGAATGCGCTCTGTTGCCGGGAAATACGCCCGCAGGCTTTCTTTGTTGCACCCGTTCCAGCGTCCGGATGGCTTCGCCCAGATAATGTGGTTCAGCACATTAAAGCGCTCACGCATCATGATTTCGGTGTCAGATGCCAGGCGATGACCACAGAACAGGTAGAGACTTCCGGCAGGTTTCAGTACCCGCCAGAACTGAGCCAGACACTGATCCAGCCATTTCAGGTAATCATCGTCGCCCTTCCACTGGTTATCCCAGCCCTCGGGCTTCACTTTAAAGTATGGCGGGTCTGTGACTATCAGATCGACAGAGTTTTCCGGTAAGGTCTGGATAAATTCCAGGCAATCAGCGTTGATTAACTCACAACTGGATATTTTTACAGTATCAACCATAGATCAATAAGCACTTCTCTGATAGGCTCATACCGCTTTTGCGCAAAGCAGATGGGCCTGAGGTTTGCTTGTGACCCTAACGCATGAGCAGATGGCTGGCAGGTGCCGCTAACACCCACCAGCCGCCCATTACCACAAATGAAAAAACCTTCACTGCGGAAGGCGTCTGTAACAACCGAACTGATAATCTGCCAGACCCGCCATAACAAGCTGGGTCAGTATTAACTGACAGCGTTCGCGTGAAAGGTAAGTATTCTGCGCAATTTCCCCAACTGTTGCCGGTTCAGTGACGCTTAATTCATTAAACACCACTCTGGCTGTTTCGGTCATATCCTGCTGTTTTAGCATGTCTTTTTCTCTTTATTGGTTAACGTGACATACCAATAACTCTTGTCGAAAAAGCCAGCAAGCTGAAAGACCGGTATTAATAACCACCTGCACATTTTATGTACCGAACCATTTTTCTGGCATAAAAAACCTCTCAATGGCGGGCGGTAAAAATCTTTGTTACTCAAGAAATTTTAACGCACTCTGACTGTATTAATTTCAAAATCATTAATATTTCCGCTATTAAATATAACGAATTTCTTACCCCCACTCCTGTATGATTTCGATAACACCAGACGATCATCATAACGCGCAATAATGTAATACCATACATTCTCATAGTGGATCGCCTGATATTCCCTCTTAAACTGTGGTTTGTACCAACCGGCAATAAGAGAGAATGCCCAGAAATAAATCATAAACCCAGCCATCATGAACTCAATTCGGTGATGACGAATAAAAGACATTTCCGAAAAACATTTGACTGAAACAAGTCTTCTTCCAAACCTGACAAAAAGCGTGATTGTAAAGGCAGCAAGAATGCAGAAAATCAGTACATCTGGCTCAACATGCTGATGAATTACCGAAAACTCCAGAACAGGTGGAATAAAAAGCAGCAATATCGCGAGAAAAAGCCGGATAAAACTCAAATTTTGTATATTGCGCTTTTGTTTTATGCCCAAAAAGAAAACAATACCAACTCCCCATCCAATAAGGAATATAACGATAACTGTCACAGCATAAAACAAACTTCGTGCTACATCATCGACACCAGCCCCGACAACCCACCATGGAAAGCCATAGTAAAATGAAGTACCCCATCCATAGAAATAAGCGCTTCCCCATCCTAGACAGCCCATATAAGCAACAAAAAGTGAAGAGTTTCTGAGCAGAGCACTGTCATCCATAGTAACACCATTAACAACTCAAAAATATCAACACATATTACATAACAAATTGGATTCCATGCAGTCAAGGGGCGTCATTGATGGAGAAAGTATTGGCACAATCATCATCACGTTTAATGTCTATGCCATTTTTTTGGGGATAAAAAAACCCGCTCGGTCACGGGTTTTACTAGCTTTGCCATCACGTATAAAAACGGCAAAATATCAGATTCACACGAAATATATGCCTTTTTATCTACTTTTGCAATACTTTGCTATGAAAATGCCGCCTTTTGTTTTGAACGTGTTCCCTCCACCAACAATAAAGCTTCACCATCCAGCCGATGAAAAATGTGTTTCATTGCAACCCAGTGACCAGTAAATGTCTTGGACCAGTTTTTGGTTGTTACTCCCACCAGTAACGCCAGTTCCTGGTATTCGTAACCTTCCCCACCAAAAAGCTCAGCTTTTACCGCCTGCGCCGCCAACCAGATCAACGTCTTCAGGCGCACCAGAGTTTTTCCTGCAATTTTTCTGGTACCGGATTGAGCATTAAATTCAGTCCACGCCCACTGCGTTATCGCGATCTGATGCTCCCAGCAAATGCTACCGCTGTAACACCACAGCAGCCAGGCTTTATGATGTTCTTCAAGAGACAGAACAGCCCGCCGCCACGATGATGTCGAAAACTCAACCGGACTGACCAGAGGAATTGACGTCCCCTTCGCCAGCGATTGTTTCCCCGGGATTGGTGGATTATCCCGCGTAATCATTTTTCCGGTCACTTCATCTCGGTACCGGATTTTTTTACGCCTGTAACGCCCTGTATCGAACATGGCATTCTCCTGCCAGGCTTCAAGCTGACCTTTTGTTGCCCCACTCAAATCAGCGGTGGCGATAATGAGCTGCTCACGCACAAACTGTAAATACTGGTTATTCATGCGCACTCCAGTTCTGTGATTTTTATCCCCAACCGACCACCAGGAACGAGCTGACCGCGCACAATATTGATTTCATCAAACTGCTCGTCGTCTATGAGAAGCCCCGCATGCATCAGTGCATCCAGCGGTGCTTTCAGGATATTGTCCAGGTCCCGACGGCGCTTATCCGGCGGCTCTGCAGTAATTTTTATTGCCAGCCTTCCGGACAGGCTTAATTTCAGCCGCTGCTGGCGAACAATAAGCACCACAGCCCGGCGATAACGCTTTCCCTCCTCCGAGATAAAATATGTGCTGCCACGGCGTCGCCAGTAAGTGTTCACCGTCGGCGGGTAAGGTAAAACCAAATCTATGAGCATCAGTCACCTCTTTTACCCAAGCACGCCAGTTGCAAAGGCGTGATCAAGAAAACGAAAAATTAAATCAACCTGAGAACCATGCTTTTCTTCGAACGCCAGCGGATCCGCATGAAGCTCGTTGTGATGCTCCCGACACAGCGGTAGCGTGAAAATATCGTGAGATTTTGTCCCCATTCCGCCCTGACCATGACCAATCAGGTGATGGGGATCGTCGGCTGGCTTACCACAACACGCACACGGCTGTGTCTTCACCCAGCGTGTGTATTTCTCGTTAACCCAGCGGCGACGTTTAGGTCGTTTCATGAAAGATTCCGGAGACTCAGGATCAACGGCAATGCTGACCACCGTCTTTTCCTGTGGTGGGTTCTGTTGCTGGTGGGCGTGAGGCAGCGGCGCAAGATTTTTTGTGCGCTGTTTCAGTATGCTGGTGGCGGTCTGCTCTCCCGGTACGATGTCGCTTTCACGGTACATTGAGCGGATTTTTTCCGCACGCAACCCCAGCGAACGACGTAATACCGCCTCCGGTAGCGCGTCCGCCACCTGATTGCGGACCGCCCACCAGGATAATTCAGCCAGCGATAATTCCCGCTCCTGTGTGCCATTCATTGCGTGACGAATGACGTCAATCATCCATGCTGACAAGTTTTGGTGAGCAAGTTGCTCAAGTGATTCGGAGGTCTGGTCACGCAACTGGTTGTCGCAGTGCCAGCACAACACCATTGCGCCGGTACCATAACGGTGAATGACGGTTTCACTATGGTGATAATCGCCGTGTGGCCACTGGCAGGATTTAACATGGCGCAGTAACCAGTCAGACAATGCACCAGCGCCACCAGCAGCACGAATCACTCGTTCGTCGCTGAAAAATGGCAGTAATGATTTATCCTCCGCCAGCGGCTGGCGAACGGCAGGAACGACCCCGGACGGCAGATTACGCATGCTTTTCGGTTCCGGCTCCACCAGTACCCGGGTATTGTGGAATACCGGCATGGATTCACGGCCCGGCTTAACTATCACCAGCCCGAGTTCCGGTACCAGAACAGGTCGAAGTAATACCCGCACGTTACCTCCAGATGCGTTGCTGGAATGTGCGGGACGGACGCGGTGGGCGTTCGGAGTAAGGAAGCCTGACGGAGATTATCCAGTGACGGTAGTCGAGGCTAAGGGCTTTTTTAACCTCGTATCCGCGCCTGCGGTAACACTGAATTATCCATTCAGCCTGCTCTTCAGTGCATGGTGGATGCTGGAACCAGTCCGATTTGAATGCATGAAAACGCCGTCCGCACCTGCTGGCAAAGACGGCAGAATCATCAGAATTGTGTAATTTGGTATCGTGCGCCATCGGTTGTCTCTGCTGGCGCAGCAGGTGCCAGTTGTTCAAGCTGGCGCAGCAGGTGCCAGTTGTTCAAGCTGGCGCAGCAGGTGCCAGTTGTTCAAGCTGGCGTGCGGCAATATTGTCTCTGATTTCTGTTGTCGTCAACAGGCAACGTGCTATTATCGAATGGTGTTCTATCCTACTCCGTGAGGTTTACCATGCGTACAACCCAACAATTCAGCATTACATTAACTAACGAAATGGCTGACATGGTGCGCGCCCGTGTGGCTTCCGGTGCCTATGCTTCAGAAAGCGAGGTCATTCGTGAAGGGCTTCGCGCACTGAATGAGCGCGATAAAGCAATCGAAGCGTGGTTAACGCATTCAGCCGCCCCCTCTCTTGATTCTATCCGCGAAACCCCAAACAACGGACGCTCCATTTCACAGGTTCGCGCCGCGATTCGATCCGGGAAGTAATCTGCATGACATATGAAGTCATCATTACTCCTGAGGCCGAACAACAAATAATCAACCTGCACAGGTATATAACGGAGAAAGCAGGGAACGTCATTGCTGACAATTATGCCAATGCGCTTCTTGATTATCTTGATGGGTTTTCTACATTCCCGCATCGGGGCAATAAACGCGATGATATTCGCCAGGGGATGCGGGTAACTCATTTCCGCCACAGAACGATTATTGCTTTTGCCGTTGATAGCAGAAAAGTCTTTATTGTCGGTATCTATCATGGTGGGCAAAGTTATGAAACCGATTTCTTATAAACTTTTACCCACATCATTCCGGTGTTAGAATTAACCGTCCGCCCCCTCTCTTACTGGCGGATTCGTAGGCTATATAAATCAAAGATCCCGGCTCATGTTTGTGTCGGGATCTTTTTTCGGCGATTTATCCCCAGCGGCAAATCGAATACACCACCAGCGCCACCGCCATCGCAATTCCTACCGTTGTGAATGCTTCAGGCCAGGTCATCGTAAAATATCCTCCACGCTTATCAGTCCGTTCCGCTCCAGATAACTCATCGCCTTATCCGGTAATTTGCAGTCTGGCTTCGCTTTCCTCAGTTGCCAGGTTAACTGCTTTACCAGCATGGTTAACTCATCGACCAGACGCTGATATCCCACTGGTTTGTATTCATGCAATTTACCGGCTGGCTCTGCTGCCAGCGATACCAGTGCGATTTCCAGAACAGCAATATCCATCTTATATGTGCGGATGATGTCATGGTCGATTGTGCCCGGTATGCACAGTCTCTGTGCTTCAATAGTCTCCTCTGCGTGAGCTATTAACTGCTCTCTGGTAAAAGTCGTCATGCCGTAGCCCCTTCTTGATATTTTTCAAACCAGAACACAACTGGGTCAGATTTCATTTCAACCAATCCCATACGAACCAGCGCTTTGCCTTTCCCGGACGCAAGGAATTCACGACGACCATCACTGATAATTCGCCGATAATCTTCCAGACTACTGCAATGCTTGTGCAGATTGCATGGGTGGCATGCCGGAACCATGTTGGATATATCGTCACGTTCCTGGTGAAGCATATTTCCATCAAAACGAATGACCGGTTTTACATGGTCCGCATGCCACTTTTCGCCAAGTTCGCAGCCGCAATAAGCACAGCGACCGCCGAACTTCATGCGCAGCTCTGCACGTTGTTTTTTCGTCAGTGCCATATCAGCTTTCCTTATACGGATTAATTTTATTGTGCAGTGCGTTGAACGACGCCCACACCACGTCGTTATACAATTCAATAACTGGCTCAATTATTTTCACGATAAACCAGACCAGTAATAGCGGGGATATCGGTATCATCAACACGATAAATAGAATGAGAAACAAAAATTCTGTCGCTCTACTTTTTCTCGGATATTCTTTTCTGAATAATGTAGTCATTTCTTACCGCCCTTTCGGGCGGCCTCCTGACATTAATCATTGTGATAACTCATAGTTTCATTTGCAGCATCAACTGGATCAACATCCCACCAGCAATAATTTTGGTCGAGTCCTTCAGGTGTCCACGGCTCTAATTCATTTTTTGCCGCATTCTCGTCACCAGTAATTTTAAAAATCTGCTCAGAAAATTTCCTCACCCACTCGTTATATTTTTCCGCATTAATGGTTTTCTGTGTATTTAACATAGATATGCCTCCAGTTAAGGATTTGATTTTATTTACAGTGCTAAATTTAATTATTCAGTTCTGGATTTTGTCGCCCTGCGTATCCGCGCTTTCGCGTTACGCTCAATCTGAATTAACTTTTCTATATTTTTCCGTCTTTCCTGTTCCTCCTGGCGCAATAGCCTTACATCATCTGCCAGTCTGGTTTCTCTTTTCGCCACAGAGAGCATCCAGTCAAACGGCTCCACAACTGCACCGCAGATTTTACAGCGGACCTGACGCTCTTTTTCGTCAACCCGAACAGAGGCGTGATGACAATATGCTCTTTCCGATGGCTCATAAAGAAAATTAACCTGATTACGTGGGTCATCCTCTTTTACCGGAAATAAAACGATATTGCTTAACTCATCTTCTGGTTTTATTTCCATGCTCTTCTCCTTTGATGTGAATGCCAGCGGTAATTGAAGCCTGATAGCTAATTTCATTCACAGTATCGCCTCCTGAAATTTACCCTGATAGAAAGCCAGTACACGCTGCATAGCTGCGCTCTTCCGGCACTCGCTACAGATTATGTTCTGACGCCTGTCGTAGCGGCGTATTTCTCCGTCTGGTAATGACCAGATAAGGTCCGGATCAACCACAGATGTTTTCTTCAGATTTGCCCTTGAGAGTTTTTTGCGGGCATTTTGCCAGTCCTTACGCGCCTGCGCTGACGGGAATAACCCGTAACCAGAGTTGTATACATCGCCGCTGGCAACCAGCTCTCTTGCGAGAACGCTCATCAGATATCTTGTTGCCCCAGTTTTAGCTTCCAGTTGTCGTAACGTCTCTCGCCCGCTCTGGCGTACGAGATCAACAATCTGCCCTTTAATTTTTTCCCGCTCTTCCTGTGTAAATACTTTTGCCATAAGCCCTCCCCTGGAATCACTTTTCCGACACAATACGACTGGAGGAATCGACAATCTGTCGGACAATATCCCGGTGCTTGTTCAGCTCCCGCAGCGCGGCGCAGACTCGCTCCCACTTCTGGACATGACTTTTCGCCCGGCGAAGTTCGCGGCTTGCCATATGCAGCGATGGTAAAATCAGGCCATTCGCTCGCGTTTCGGTGAACGATGGCAACGACTGCACAATGTCCCCCACAGTATCTGTTTTAATTTCTTCCTGTGTTGCCGCTTCCTGTACTGGTAACGCAACACCGGCTGACTGAGAAAAGGCTTTACCAGGTGTTTTCGCTACCGATACAACTTTCGGCTCTGCTGGTAAATTTTCCCCGGTTTCTTTTACCAGCATCCACTTACACCCCTTCCCCTGTCCCAGCTTAATCGCCATGCCATCGCGGCAAAGCTTTTCCATCGCAGAAACCAGCGACCTGACGCAATCAGCACGCCCCACAGCAATTGCAATCTCAGCGGTGGTCATTGCCCCACTATGAGCAAGTGTGGACAGGATTTCGCAGCGTTTCAGTGGCTCACGCTCTTTTCTACTGACCACCGGATGGGATTTTCTTTCCACTTTACACACCGTTACTTTTTTTTCTTTCACGCCCGTTTGTCGTTCTGAAACAGACCAGTAACCATTAACCGACACAACTTCTACCAGCTCTTCGTACTCCCTCAGCATTTTAATCGCCTCTGCAGGTTCAATGCCCAAACTGGCAGCAAGCTCGGTGCACGTCACCTTTTGCATCGCTTTTAACGTATCAATCAACGTTTCCATCAAAATTTCTCCCGTTAAAATCATTTACCAATCTCAAACCAAACTTATCCCCTGAACCCTGGCGGAATTTCGGTGTCCGGTTCAGAAATATGATTCACACAACGCTGTACAGGCGAACGCCCCAGACGGATAACCAGCTCATCCCATTTATCGCGAAGTTTTGACGGACTCATGATGTTTTTTACCCAGAATGGATCCCGCTGTACCCGACCAAACATTTCGCAGATTTGTCTGTGAGTTCTGCCATCCAGCATCCGCATTATGCGCACGTCATTGGCCCATGCTGTCCAGTTGGGTTCTTTCGGTCGGGTGATCTCGCCATCATCGCTGGCGGCCTGTTCGTAAAGACTCACGATTCGCCCCCAGATCCACTGTGCGCATGCCAAATCCTCCTGATTTCCCCACTGACGTTTTTTTGCACTAAACACAATCGCATCAGGATGTCGGGTTAAAAAGTCCTGTTCAGCCGTCTGCGGGTCCGGTTGCGAAGCTTCCGGACGAAAAGATCTTTTATCTGACGGATCAGGTTTTAATACTGACGGATCGGGGCCAACCATCGCCCCCCTAACCGGCTGTTTTTTACAAACGGTTGATCCATCAAAATTTGACGGGTCAATCGTTGAGGGGGCAATATTTGACTGGTCAACTGTTAACGGGTCATTTTTTGCCGGGCTAATTTTTCTTTTCGGTTTATATGCCTCACGCGCCGCCTCAGCTGCTGCTTCGAGTTTTTCCACATTAAGGCGGTAGATATTGCTTTCATTACGCCCACCGACCTTACGCTCCTCCTTCGTCAGCCAGCCGTTCTTTTCCAGTTCCGCTATCGCCGCTTTAACCGTTGATTCACTCTTTGCCCCAATCTGACGACGAATGGTCTCCACTGCAGGCCATGACACACCTTCGTCATTGCTGTAGTCTGCAAGGCGAGCCATTACTGCCACCCTGGATAAGATCATGCCGGTGAAGGCGCACCCTTCCCAGACAAGACCATGAAGCTTGCTGCTCATAAAAAACCCCGAACACCGTGCTTTTAGTGCATCACCACAGCATTTCCTGCCGGGCCACCACGATTCATCTGATTGAAACCGGCGATTGCCACTGCGACAAAATCATCAGCGTCTCTCACCAGTCGTTCCCGCGTCTCCACCAACTCCCGAAAATAGACTGAACTGTGGCTGCGCATCCGGGCCACCAGCAGAGGTGGCATTGCTTTTTCGATCGCTGGTAACAACGCCTGAATTTTTTCAACCGCATCAGTAGTGTCTTTCTCCACCCAGCGGAAAATTTTCTGGGTATTACGAGCCAGGGCTTCTGGATGGCTGTCGTCGTACAGTTCCGGGGACGTCATTCCCAGTTCGAAATAAGCCCTGGTTATCTTGGCCGCCGGAACTTTTTCACCATCCGGACGCGCCCAAGCATTCATAGCCATGCGGATGTGTTCATGCTTGATTTTCATGAATCATTCTTTCCTTCGTTCAAGGTGTTATCCTTCTTTTTGTAAAGTTCTGGGTTCAAAGATAATTTTCCCTTGGAGTATGCGGCAGCTTCCGCGGCCCTCCCCTTGGGAACTATTTCACCAGGACGTTTGCGCCACATGTATATAGCTTCACGGGTTATCCCATAAAAATCGGCAACTCTCTGAACAGAGCCAAAAAACTGGACAAGTTCATCAACTCGCATTTCACCCCCCTAAAACTAAGTATTTTTAGATTAAAGGATAATTTTTTTTAGGTCAATGCAATCTAAAATAATTTATATTCAATTCACGGGAGATGATGATGGAAAGCCTTGGCATTAGGCTTAAGAGACTCAGAAAAGACAAGGGACTGACCCAAGTCGAACTGGGCAAGCTTTCTGGCGTAACAGGGGTAACTATAGGGTACTGGGAGAAAGACCTAAACGAACCCGGTAGCAAAGCTCTTAGTAAATTAGCCCAAGCACTAGGAACTACTGAGTCCTATCTCCTATATGGAGTATCGTCTACTGAACCTACCCTTGTGCAGAACAATTCAGGCACCCAAATCCCCTATCTTTCATGGGGGGAAGCAATTTCTTTCCTAATTTTAGAAGGAGAGAAAACTATGGGAAATGCCGACAGAATCACCACATTCTTTGACGTCAAGGAGGGGGATTTTGCCGTTTCAATGCCTGATGACACTATGCACAACCCATCAGGGTCGCCAAGCATTCCGGTTGGTGCCACAGTGATCATGAGGCCTAGAGAAAAATATAAAAATGGTAGTATCGTCGCTGTAATAGTCCCAGATCCGCTTACAAACGAACCATCTATGACTATAAAAAAATTAGTCATCGACGGAAAACTCGTGTATTTAAGCCCCCTCAATCCTCGCTATCAATCGTCCTTACTGACACCTGAATGTAAAATTGTTGCTGTAGCAAAAGGTGTGCAGTTCAGCCTATAGCTTCCACTTTGTTTTTCAATCAGAGGTCGGCTTTGTCGACCTTTTTTAAATATATCTAGATCACACTTGACTATAAAACTAAATAGATTTAGTTTTATGGTATACCACCTCACCCCGCCCCACAGAACGCAGGGCAATACTTCGAGTTACCAGGCAGTGGTCAGGGGTTAAGTAGCCAGCCCGAGGCGTAAGAACATGACGGCAGGGTTCAACTTTAACTATGCAGCAGGTTTTTGTTCCGCTCCCCCGGCGTTAAGGGGAAATGAGGTCAACATGGATACTATCGATCTTGGCAACAGTGAATCTCTGGTATGCGGCGTGTTTCCCAACCAGGACGGTACGTTCACCGCGATAACGTATACCAAAAGCAAAACGTTTAAAACCGAAACTGGCGCGCATCGCTGGTTAGCCAGAAACACTGACTGATGAGGTTGACTATGGAATTTAAAGAGTTACCAAAAGAAATCCAAGAAATTGCAGCACATACACTTCGTCAACGTCTGAACGAAGTTGCATTAGAAGCTGAAACGAAAAAAGACATTGATAATATGGCTCGTAATGTGCGCGATGCGTTTACCGGACTGTATTCTGTTTCTGTTGAGGACAATAACATTCCTGACGAACAGGAAGAGAGTACAGACCCCCACAAATTCTGGAAATCTGTAGAGGTCATTGCAAAAGCCAAACTACTGGAACTTAACAACTTATATCATCGTGAGAATGATGGTCGTCAATCTTTGCATCATCAGGGAGTCGCCACCCTGATAGCTCTAACGAAAGAGCAAGGCGAATATCATCCAGTGGCATTAAACGACACTGTGAAATAGTCCATCCATGTTTACGGGATAGATAAAGATATATCGCTTCGAAACCATCGACATGGTTTGGATAGCCTTCCTCAGCAGCAAGGTTATCCCCAAAACATTCAAGAATATAATTTAAACGCGCTGTTTCATAATGAATCTTCCAGCGAGTCTGATTTAGTTTGCTGACCATTTTAATTTTATCCTCCATTGAGGTTACTGGTTGAGAATGGAGACCACACGTGACAGCGCGTGGTCGTGCGCCGGACACGGATAAGAATCCGGCACAAACAGTTTACTGAAAGGATATATCCCTGAAAAGTCAGGGCATAACGCGAAAGCGCACGGCGAAGTCATTCCTCCCTTTGTTGTGTACCACTGACATCTTCGTCTGTGCGCTTCCGGTTGTGGCAATCCGCGAAATGGCGCGGCGGTAAGTATGGCGGGGTTATTCCTTCCCCGTTGAGGACACCGGGTTGTCAGGTTGACCATACGCTTAAGTGACAACCCCGCTGCAACAACCCATGTTGATTACCTTTTGGCGGGTATCCGTTTTTTGTTTTCCCTTGTGATACCCGCCCTTTTTAAAGTGAATTTTGTGATGCGGTGAATGCGGCTCAGCGCACGCGGAACAGTTAAAAAGGCCAGTTGACTTCCGTATTGGTTCTTATGGGTGGGTTCTCTGTATCCGGCGTTAATTATTAACTGGTTAACGTCACCTGGAGGCACCAGGCACCGCATCACAAAATTCATTGTTGAGGATGCGATAATGGAAACGTTATTACCAAACGTCAATACGTCTGAAGGTTGTTTTGAAATTGGTGTCAGAATCAGTAACCCTGTATTTACTGAAGATGCCATTAATAAGAGAAAACACGAACGGGAGCTATTAAATCAAATATGCATTGTTTCAATG